TGGTTATAAACAGGCGGTTGCTGCTCTTGGAAATGCTGACGAGTTTGATATCAATTTGATTGTAACTCCGGGTATCTTCCATCAACGACACAGTTATGTAACACAACTCGTAACTGACATGTGTGAAGCTCGTGGTGATTGTTTCTATATCATGGATAACGTAGTATTCCCGTCAAATCCACAACAAAGTATTGGATTGATTGATGCCGCTGTAAATGACGTATCCACAATTGATAGTAATTATGTCGCAACTTATTATCCTTGGGTCAAGATTCTTGACACCAACATCAACAAGATTGTAAGTGTTCCTCCATCTGTAGTATTGCCCGCAGTTTTCGCTGCCAATGACAATGTTGCTGCCGAATGGTTCGCACCTGCGGGTTTGAATCGTGGTGGTATCTCACAAGCAGTTCAAGTTCTTGACAGAACCACTCATCAAGAACGTGATACCTTATATCAAGGCCGTGTCAATCCAATCGCTGCCTTTCCTGGTCAAGGTATCTGTGTTTGGGGACAAAAGACTCTACAACAAAAGTCAAGTGCTTTGGATAGAGTCAGTGTTCGCAGATTATTGATCGGATTGAAGAAATACATTGCTTCTACAAGTAAATACCTTGTATTTGAACAAAATGTTGCTTCAACTCGTAATCGTTTCTTGAGTATCGTAAATCCGTATTTAGAAGGAATTCAACAACGCAGTGGTTTGTATGCTTTCCAAGTAAAAATGGATGATACTAACAATACACCAGATATAATTGATCGTAACATCCTATATGGTCAAATCTTTATTCAACCAACCCGTACATCTGAATTCATAGTTCTCGATTTCAATGTGCTTCCTTCAGGAGCAGTTTTTCCTGGAGCCTAATTAAGACTGATTAAAACAAACCCCACTTTTTAAAAGAAGTGGGGTTTTTTGTAAATTTGTATTATACTTATATCATATACCAAATAGATACTAGTAAATGATATGAACAAGTGTAAAGTGTGTGATATTTATACCAATAATGATAATTATTGTTCGATGAAATGTAGGGATTCATCAAGAAAAAGCAAATCTTGGATTGTCAAAAAATGTAAAGTTTGTGAAAGCGTATTTGAATGTAGAGTATCCAGAATTAAAATATACTGTTCGTGTAAATGTGCAAGTAATGACAAATATATTACTATTAAAAAGAATGAAAAGGCAAAAGAAACAAATATAAAGAAATATGGGTGTCATCCATCGAAGACGGATTTGGTAAAAGAAAAAATTAAAAATAGTTTAATAGAGAAATATGGGGTAGACCATTATAGTAAAACCGAGGATTATAAGACAAAAGTAAAGTCTACTAATTTAAAGAAATATAATGTAGAATATCCCCAACAAAACGAATTAATAAAAGAAAAAACAAAAATAAAAGTAAATGAAAAATATGGGGGGTTTACATTAAAATCGAAAAAACTTTCTGAAAAGGTTAAGTCAACAATTTTAGAAAAGTATGGTGTTGATAATGTTCAGAAAAATGAAAATATTAAAAATAAAAAAGAAAATACAAATTTGAAGAAATATGGGTTTAAAAGTCCATTAAAAAATGAAAGTATAAAATCTAAAATAAAAGATACTTTGTTTAAAAAATATAATGTTACTAATATTTCACAAGATTTTAATACAAGATGTAAAATATCTGCAACGATTCATAAAAAGTTTTATGAATATTTGATAAATGAAAAACTAAAAAATATATGTAAGCCTCTTTTTTCCACGGAAGAATATACGGGTGTAGAATATTACAAAAAATATCAATTTGAATGCATCAAATGCAACAATGTATTTTCTGATTATTTGTATGGGGGAAGAATCCCAAAATGTCAAATTTGTTATCCGTTTATACAAAGTAAACCACAAAAAGAAGTCTATGATTTCGTTCGGGACATTTTACCAAAAAACATTGAAATAATAGAAAATACTAAGAAAATTTTACCAAGTGGAAAGGAATTAGATATATATATTCCATCAAAAAATATAGCGATAGAATTTGATGGATTATACTGGCACAGTGAAATTAACGGACAAAAAAATAAAAACTATCATTTGGATAAAACAGAAGAATGTGAAAAACTTGGTATAAAATGTATTCATATTTTTGAAAATGAATGGACATTAAAAAATGACATTATAAAAAGAAAAATATCGTATATGTTAAAAACAAAATCAAACAAGGGGATTTATGCTAGAAATTGTATAATAAAGGAAATAGATGAAAATGAGAAACGGTTGTTTTTGGATAAATATCATATTCAAGGAAATGATAAGAGTAAAATAAAATTGGGAGCTTTTTATCAAAATGAATTGGTAGCCGTAATGACATTCAGTAAACAACGACTTGCTCTCGGTAACAAAACTTCAATTGACGGTGAATATGAATTAATAAGATTTTGTGTTGGAAATGAGAATGTGATTGGAATAGGAGGTAAACTATTATCTTATTTCATCAGAAAATACGATCCAATAAAAATTGTGAGTTATGCGGATAGAAGATATAGCGATTCCAAGTCGTTTTATCAAAAAATAGGTTTTAATTTTGTTGGAGTAACAAATCCCAATTATTGGTATTTTTTGCCCGATAATTATTTAAATTTAACTCACCGATTCAATTTCAGAAAAAATATATTACACAAAAAACTTGAAAAATTTGACTCCAATTTAACTGAATGGCAAAATATGCAAATTAATGGATATGATAGAATCTGGGATTGTGGACATTTAAAATACGAATGGTTGCGTAGTTAAAAAAATTAAGATTAAAATAAAATATTATATATATAGTTATCACATTAGATACATCGCCAGATATGTATTTTAAGGGGCAAGGACTGTCCTATTGAAGCACCTATGGCGTTAGCCTAGCGACAGTGAGGTTCCAATTATAAATATCAATAATATAAAGGGTGGATTATAAGTTATGAGAAGTAATACCGGCAAAAATATAAAATTAAAAACAGGTAAATCTAATTTGGATATAGTTAAAAGTTACATTGACGGAGAAAGAGCATTCGTACAAGTTGGTTATGATGAAAATTCGCAACTATCAAGTAGAAAAGAAGGAGAGGAATGGGAAGATAGTCAAGGTAAAACTTGGATAAAACAGAACGGAGTAAAGAAAAGAGTTTCTAAAAAATCTATAATTAATATTGAACAGAAATGTTCTATATGTGAAGCGGACATGAAATGGGGAAATTATTTGGATCAAAGAGTATATCCAAGATGTGGAAAATGTTATGATTGTAGTATTATATTTGACGACCGTTTAAAATTACTTGGAGTTTTCAACGAATATGCTCGATATACTGTATTTAAAAATCAACTTTCAAAGTTAAATGACATAAAGTCAAAATTGCAAGAAAGCATAGATTACTTGGAAAATTATGATTCGTCATTGAAATATTATAATAGTGATGGCACTCATGAAGTTTGGACAGATAATACGGACACTCGTGAAAAAGTTCTTACAGATTTACGTAAAGATATGACAGAAGTAGATGATCGATTAAAAGAAACACACGAAGCATTGAGTCAAATTTCATATGATTCTTCGGTGGAAGAAAAGGCAAAACAAATGACTTTGGAAAGTTTAAAAGCTAAAGAAAAAATGAAATTTGATACTCTATGAGTCAAAAAACTCTAAAAGATGTAATAAAAGAAGAGTATAAAAAATGTTTGGTTGATCCGATGTATTTCATGAAAAAATATGTCAAAATTCAACATCAAACCCGTGGCATTATTCCGTTTGAATTGTATCCATTTCAAGAAGAAACACTTCAAAATTTCATAGATAACGATAGAAATATCGTGCTAAAGTCTCGTCAAATGGGTATTTCAACTCTCGTTTCTGCTTATGCATTGTGGACAATGATCTTCAATCCTGGCAAAAATGTTTTGATATTATCAACCGTTCAAAACACATCAAAAGAAATTGTTTCCAAAATTCGGTTAGCTAACAACAATCTACCAAGTTGGTTGAAGGTTCCGACTGTGGAAGATAACAGATTGTCTTTGAAGTTTAAAAATGAATCCAGAGTATTGGCAGCATCATCCGCAGCCGACAGTTCTCGTGGTTTTAGTTCATATCTATTGGTAATGGATGAATGCGGCTTTATAGAAAATGCTGAAGAGGTCTGGACATCTGCACAACAAACTATGGCAACCGGAGGTAGAGCTATATTACTTTCGACTCCGAATGGAGTTGGAAATTTCTTTCATCAAATGTGGGTAGATGCAGAAGCAAAGAAAAATACTTTTAATACAATAAGATTAAAATGGAATTTACATCCAGAAAGAGATCAATCTTGGAGAAACAGACAAACTGATGAATTGGGTCAAAAACGATCATCTCAAGAATGTGATACGGAATTTTTATCTTCAGGAAATACTGTAGTTGATCAGGGGATTATTGAATTTTATAGAAATTCCAAGGCTAAAGATCCGATAGAAATCCGTGGCATTGATCAAGGTTATTGGATTTGGGAATATCCAGATTATAGTAGAAATTATATAGTATGTGCTGACGTTGCAAGGGGTGACGGTGCAGATTTTAGTGCATTTCATATATTGGACGTTGAAACACTCACACAGGTTGCTGAATACAGAGGTCAGATGGATACCAAAAATTATGGGAATTTCTTGGTGGAAGTTGCAACTGCATATAATAATGCTTTGCTGATTGTAGAAAATAATAATTATGGATGGGCGGTATTACAACAGATCATTGATAGACAGTATCAAAACACATTCTATAGCAGCGAAGATTTACAATACGTGGACGTTGAACGTCAACTCAGTAACAAATATAATCGTGACGAAAAAAAGATGATTCCTGGCTTCACAACCAGTTCCAAGACTCGCCCATTATTGATTTCCAAACTTGATACATATTTCAGAGAACAGTCTGTAAATGTATATTCTAAGAGGTTATTGGACGAACTTTCCGTGTTCATATGGAATTCCAATAAAGCCGAAGCAATGAGAGGTTATAATGATGACTTGGTGTTGTCATTAGCAATAGGATTGTGGGTCAGAGACACTGCATTACGATTACGTCAACAAGGTATGGATATGAACCGCAGTCTTATTAATGGAATTTCAAGAGTTTCAAATGATAATATTTATACATCAAAAACACAACCAAATGAAACTGGTTGGTCTATGAAATTGGGACAGAATAACGATAAACAAGAAAATCTCACATGGTTACTGTAATCGTTTGATATATATACTATAACAAATTATGCCATCAGAAGAATTCCAAATATTAAAACAACAATCTTTATATTCACGTTTAAAGAGACTGTTTTCTACCGATGTAATCGTTCGTAATGTCGGCGGAAAGAAACTAAAAATCGTTGATACTGATCAAGTAATGTATGCGACGGATCGCAATACATTACGTGACAGATTTAATCGCATTCGTACCAGTTCATTTAATCAGTATAGCAGAGACTTTACACTGAGTTATCAAGCAGCTCGTGTTGAATTATTCCGTGACTATGACTGCGTTGGACCAGATACAATTATTCCCCTTCCAGATGGATCACGTCCCACCATAGCCGAATTAACAGAAAAGTATAAGGATAAACCCCAAGAAAGGTTTCATGTATTTTCATACGATCACGAAACTGATAGTATCAAATTAGGAAAAGCATATCATCCTCGCAAAAAAGGACATCGGATGGAAGGATATAAAGTGACATTTGATGATGGTAAATTTGTTATTGGAAGCGAAAACCACCCATTTCTTATGCGGAACGGTGAATATAAAGTAATAAAAGATCTCCAAATTGGGGAGTCGGTAATGCCGTTTTATCAACATACCAATAAACTTGGGTATCGGAGTATTTATAATTATTCTCATAGATGGGTGTCTGAACACAAACTTATTGCCACACAATTTTATGGAGCAATAAACGAAAATGAATGTGTTCACCATAAAAATTTCAAACATGATGATAACAGCCCATCCAATTTAGAAATCATGTTAAAAGACGATCATAAAGCATTTCATGCCAACCATAATAAAAATGTGTTGTGGGGGGATGAAAATTATGAAAATCAGCTTAACAAAATGAAATCACATCCGAATTACGTCAATCGGGAATTTCATCATTGGGACGGAGAGAGATCAGGTAAAAATAACCCATTTTTTGGCAAAACTCATTCAGATGAATCCAATGAGAAACGATCTAAAACATTAAAAGAAGTGTTTGTTGATAGAGATCAAACCGGAGAAAAAAATCCAAAATATAGAGGGGATCTTACGGTAGAAATATTGAAAATTAAAGCTACAGAGCATTATAAAAATAATGGAAAATTAACGGCATGGGGGTTGGTGAAAGACATCGGATGTGATTATTCTGTTCTTCAAAACAGGTTAAAAGATTCTAATACTGATTGGTCCACATTCAAAAATGACGTAGTATCAACACTAAATCATAAAATCGTATCTATTGAAATGATAGGTGAAACGGATGTCTATGATATTACAGTAGAAAAATATCATAACTTCGCGACGGATAGTATAATCTCTCATAACACAATGGACATGGATCCAATCCTAGCATCTGCACTTGATATTTATGCGGATGAATGTGTTACAAAGAATGAATTGGGTAAGATTTTAACAGTAACTACCGATGACAATAATATCAAACAGATTTTGGAA